ACGGTGGCTACTACCATCGGTCCTTTAGTTTTGCGGATGTTATCCCGCTTCTCGTCATGGGAGTCAGACAACGCCCACTAGCCGCTATCAACGGCACGTCTCTATGTTTGGTACTCCCTGCCGGAATCGAACCGGCACTTCCGAAGGAAAACAGATTTTAAGTCTGCAGCGTCTACCTATTCCGCCAAGGGAGCTTGTTACATACAGAGATCATCATAGAGTAACGAGTACTTACGATGTTGGCTCGTATCGTTACTGAAGATCTTCCAGAATATCTTAAACATATTGTCTCCACCAGTTAGGAGCAGGTCTGTTCTTGTTCCAGACTGCGATGTCTTTCTTATAATGACCATAGTAGCCACGATAAGCTCGGATGGGGTCTGGGTCCTTAACATCATCAGGCATAGCCTGGGCGAAAGGGGTCAGATTACCCGACGGAATGTTGTTAGGAGGATTGCGAAGCACATCCTTAAGTTTGGTATAGCTCAAGTGTTCTCGGCCGTACCTATATTTATACTCATCGCACAATGAAATGAAATGCTCATAGTGCCAGTCATAGTTGTCTTTGGTCTGCATTGTCCATATAGTACATGGGTGCTTAGGATGTGCCACTGCATACATGGTCTCTTCCAAAGCATCCAGTTGCCAGTACTTGACCGTGGTCTTACCGGACTTGGATGGACGTCGCGTCTCAGTGCCGTCGAGAATGCGATGAGCAGTCGACAGCATCTGAGCAGACTCGAGCGGCATCTTCACAATGTGCTTGTCGCACTGATCCAATGCCGAACGAACAGGGTCCTCATTGAGAATGAAGATATTCATTAGTTGAGAGTTACCTCTACCTGACGAATCTTGTACTTGTCGAGGATGAACTTTTCGTACCAGCCATCTTCCTCAACCATGACTTGACCAGTTTCGTCATCTGTGGTGCTAGCAATCAAGTCATCAAACTGCTCAAGAATGTATTCCTTAGCGGCTTCGATGGTGTCGAACACACCACACTGAAGGTCCTTGATGTTGTCACGAGTACCGGTGAAACGATAGATTACTTCAAACATTGTATGTTCCTTATGCTGCGATTTTTTCAGGGAGCATCTCGAAGCCGAACATATCGACTACGAAGGCAAAATCGTTTTCGTCGATGACAACGTCACCAACGGAGACAGAAGAGAAGGTACTATGCACCTGAACTTTGTCAAGGTCACGATCATGCATAAAGTTGCCAATGGCATACACATCTTCGAGGCGATTAGCATCAACGGTCATCACGTGATCGTAGTAGTTAGCTGCAAGAGCTTTCTTTGCATTCTCGACTACGTGATCGCCGAACATCCAGGACTTGAGGACGTGCTTACGAAGCTCAACACCGCTGTTGACCATGTCGATTTCAGCCTTGGTGAGTTGAATCTGGAGAACTTTGTACTGCATGGTAGTGTCTTTCGTTTGATTAGCTTATATATGTAATATAATCATCCTGACGAAAAAGTACATGGCCATTCGCAATTATTTTAAATCTTTTATGGGGGTGTTACATTTCAGTAACAGCTACTTCAATACGTATTCCAAGGCATTCTGTGCCTCTGACTCCATGTCACGTTTCTCATAGAGGTTGGTATTGACTGCATCAAACTCACGGCAGAGCTCGGCGATCTCATCTGAAGTAATATTGTATCCTGCTTCTACTGCGTTACCTGCGATGGCAACCATGATGGCATACATCTTACGGAACCGACCAGAGCCATCGATGTGGGCCATGGCGGTAAACTCATTGGCTAGAGTCTTAGGCCAGAACCTACAGTCCTTGTATCCAGTCCAGGTCACAACGTTATCTAGTTGGTTGCGACGGTAGCTGATCACCTCTTTCTGTAGAGCCTTAGGCAGGGTATCTAGAAACTTCTTTTTACGTGTTGCTTCTACGTATGGGTACTTAGCCATCAAGTCAAGTGGATTGATATGCTTACCTTCATTCTTAAAGATGAAGTTGTAGGCATCTGGGTACTTGGCTGGTACGTAGTACATACGAGACAAGTCCTTGGTCTGAGCATCGACAACATCCAAGACGAGTGCATTGATCGCATGCCAGAAGGCTTTGATCTTATCCGAACCAACCACACCGGTCAAAGGAAAAACCACCCTGAACTTCGGATGGTATTCTTTAGATGATGCAGTAGAGTAGCAGATGTAGTAGTACGATTTCAGATGCTCTAGGACATCATCGATAGTGCCATCATACTCATCGATATCAACACAACACCAACTACCCCAGCCCAGAACATTGTCGTTAGCACGAGTCGTAGCGGATCTGTAGATAGCAGGGCTAATAAGAGGAGAAGAATTACTTCCACCTTTCTGTCCTTCCTGTGTTGACAACGTGAAGAGCAGCTTCTCCAGCCGCTCCCACGTATCGAAGTCCATACGCTTCGATGTATCGTTGTCGTAAATGTTTTTGAATAGAGTGAGTGAGTACATTATTCCATCACCGGCCATCCGGCTGCGGTAAACGTACGGCCGTCTACCATAGTGCGAATGCCAGTTTCCTTGTCGGTCTTCTTGACAATCTTCTGACCCTGAAGTGACCAGGTGCCATCAGGCTCAACGACCTTCATCATACCGTTAAGACCACCATAGAGACGGCTGGTGTAGCGCTTGATGATGGGATGGAAGTTGGACTGTACGATGGTACGGGTCTTTTCCTCAGACATCTGTGAGTAAGCCATATCGATAGGACCTTTCATGACAGGGCCTTCGGCATGGAGGTTACTGACTTTCTTGCCTTTGGGACCGTAGGCACCGTGGTCTTCCACTTTGATACCTTGGTTGCGCATGCGTTGTACAGCGTACTCGTACCCGCCTTTGGATGCGTAGCCTTTATCAATGGTGGTGCCATCCGAGTCCAAGTACTCAACGTAGAACTTAGGTGGCTTGTCTGTCTTGGGTGCTCTGGTCTTCTTTACTACCATAGCCTTCTTGATTGCTGTCTTTGTTGGAACTCTACGAGCCATGATTTTCTCCTGTTAATAACACTAACATACTACCACAGTTTGGTGCGAATGTACACAACTATTAGTTAAGGCCTTATGTAAAGAAGTCTTCTAGGGTCACCCGATGTTCAGGAGACCAGCCGACTGCATCCAGGATAATCTTAAGTGGTTCGATAAACGTCTTCTCGAATTGTTTCTCGTAGTCAACGTATTTATGCAAATGAAACTCTTTGGGTAGCGCCATTGGATACGAGATAACATTTTCCCGTATAGGATTGGGAAGCTTGAGATAGGTAAACTTGATCTTCTCACCGTTCTTGATCGTCTCGTACTTCTTCTGCAAGCCCGAAGACTCAAGCAGATTGTTGTACATAATGGACCCACGCACGTGGATGGGCGTGCCTTTTTTATAGACAGTCTCACGATCTTTCCATGCCGAAATCTTACTGACACCACGAGGGAAGGATACGTCTTCGGGTGGCATCTCAAAGAACTTCTCTTTAAAGTTAGAGATGTATTCTTGCACGTCAGACTCAGAGCCGGCCATGATGATCTTAAACGCCTCTTTGAATGCATCACGTACCACTTGTGGAGTGGAAGACTTGATGGCCTCAATGCCCATGATCTTCATCTTAGGTTCAGAGTATCGAATGCCTTCGTTGTCCAGCACATTCAGGATGTAACGCTTCTTGGCAGTCCATACACCGCGGTCTGCGATAACCTCACGATCCATATCCATACGATTCTCACGGCAGCCCAGGTAATAGTGCAGCTTTTTATATGCCTTGGCCAGCGCTGGTTGGAACATGTCCTCACCTGCCTTGGACAGGAAGTTGATTGGGTTCTTGGGCTGGAACTTTTCAACCAGGTCTTTCATATTGACATAGAGTGAGTCTGTGTCCATGGCGATGACGTAGTCTTTGTTGGTTTCCAGCACCTTGTTCATGGCTTCATTCATGGCACGTTCTGCCCATTTGATACAGAGCTGCCCGTTGTAAGTGATAGCTTCGGCTACACGCTGGTCAAAGTAGTTGAACCACCGATTACCGAGTGCACCATACAAAGAGTTAAGCAGAATCTTAATGGCCATCTGCTGGTTTTCCAGATGCTCGATCTCTTTCTGTACATCATATGAGTCAGAGTCTTGTTGGCGCTGTTTGGCCTCAATCATCTGAGATTTGATCACCTTACGCTCTGCATAGTAGTCTTTTACGATGTTTGGTAGGAACCCAACCTTGTCAGTATTGAATATAATACCGTTGGCAGAGACACTCTGGTTCTCGCCCAGGTCTACGCTGGTGCCATCTAGTAACTTTTCTACAGATACATCTGAGTTAAAGGAATCTGCAATAGTTTCAGGCGACATATTCCACTGAATAATAATATTCGGGTACAGTGAAGCAAGGTCAAAAGAAACCACCCAGTCATACATTCCAGGCTTAGGTTCTTTTACATAAGCGCCAGGGTATGGTGTCTTGGTCTTGTCTTTCTTGAGAGGCGGTACGATCTTTTTTGAAATCAAGTCACGGTAGATAATTGATTCCCAGATGCCCACAGTTCCAAAGGTGTCATTGAAGTTACAGCCAGCTTTGTATGCCATAGTCATGGCCAGAGTAATCAGACCGAGTTTGTCTTCTAGTTTATCTACTAGTTCTACATCTTTAATGTTATAGTCGATAAACTTCTGGAAGTCGTGCTTGTACAAGAGGTGGAGCGCGCCGTACTCATCGTATGACAACTTCTTTTCACCTAGTACTACATGGGCGATGTGATCTAGCTTATAGGATTCCTGTGCGCCATAGGTATAACCAAACTTCTGAAACAGATCAAAGTAATCCATTTGCTGGATACCAGTCAGCTCGTAGGCAATCTGTTCACGGTTGTTCTTCATAACCTTACGTTCGCGTAAGTGGTTCCATGGTGACATAGACTTGGCGCGATCTTCACCCAGAACTTTGGTGATACGATTTACCAGATACGGAATATCAAATAAGTTAGTGTTCCATCCTGTTACAACGTCAGGACAAGTAGAAGGATTAGACCAGTGAGCAAGAAAGCGTAGAAGAAGTTCTCTTTCATCCGAACATTCTTCATATACGACATTGTTTCTTTGAGGCTGATAGTCACCCATGCCCCAAACATAATAAAGCTCATCAATATTATTTTTGATAGTGATTGCAATGACAGGAAAGTCGGCAGCAGATGGTTCAGGGAATCCATCATCGGAAGCCACCTCAATGTCGATTGTGGTCGTGTTGATAGCTTCACGGTTAAATTTAATCTCGCCAGGGTATGTGTCATAAATGTACTGAGTAGCATGGTTTGTATTACCCATGACTTCAAAATGATCGACTCCTTTGTAACGTTCCAAGAATTCACGAGATTCACGGCCCGAGTTAAAGGTGATGGGGGCAACTGGTTTACCATCTAGTGATTTCCAATCTGTCTTTTCTTTAGTCGGCACATAGTATGTAGGTTTAAATTTTACCCTATCTTGTACGCGCCGGCCGTTTTTTATTCCGCGAACTAGGATAGCATTTCCCAGTCTGTTAACTGATGTGTAAAAATTCATTCTAGTCCCTTTCTGAGTCAGGGATATATTATACATTATTTTTTGAGAGATGTAAACAGAAAAAGGGGACCGAAGTCCCCTCTTGCTTTAGTTGTAGTTGTTTGCATTCAACCAGTGTCGATCAACCAGTGTCGATTTTGAAGTTGATTGAAGTTGATAAGGAGCTCTGCCATAAGCAATGTCCCTTTGCCGATTTTCAAAATCAATCAAATTTGTAGATGCGGAAAGATATCTTTCTTCATCAGTCATGCGGGCTTCTTTAAACCATTTAGTGAGTGACTTTATAAACCACTGCATCGAATCCCTCCTTTTTCAACATTTCGCAGATATCGTGTTGAGTAAAATGGTTACTACCTGTACGATATTCATTTTTAAGATAACCTGCTACTTGCCAGTAAGCAGAGTTGAGTCGGGCTTCAATGATGCTACTGCCCACCTTCCGTAAGAAATTCAGCATTACTATTTTCCTCGTTTTTTCCAATTGAAATTTTACGAGGCTGCTTCTCTTTTGGCAGGACGACTTCAAGATCAACAGTCAAGATTCCGTCCAAAAGATCTGCTCCGATTACTTCTGTGTATTCAGACAGTCTGAATGACTTTTTAAATTTTCGAGCACTAATACCTTTGTGCACATACATGTCTTGGTCACGACGCTGTGGACGATCGCCAGTGATAGTCAGAACATGGTCCTTAACTTCAATGTCGATATGATCCTGACTAAATCCTGCGACAGCAATCTCTACTGTGAATTTAAGGTCATCAACTTTAACAACGTTATGTGGGGGATAGGTATCCTTTGCTTGATTATGAATGCGTTCTAAATCAGCAAAGATGTGATCGAAACCGATAAACCCATTGCGTGGGTATCTGGTATTTTTTCCAGTCATATATTCCTCCTATTGACTAGCAAGGTAAAAGCGAATCCCCTTTCGGGCAATTCATATGTATTTATCAGCGTCCGATGTTATATTTCGGACAAAGCTCCCATTCATTTTTTTCTTTAAATGGAAGAACTTTAATCTGACGAAGCGGTGCTGTATCATTTGCATTGTCAGTGTTAACAATTGTCAACAAACCCCAGTCAGATAATAAGATTGCAATTGTATTTCGCCTTTGGATATCAGTCTGCTCTAATGTAGACTTATTACCATCTAACAAAAACAATTCTTTAAAATGTGTGATAAAGTATCGACCTTGCTTGTGCAAAATATGGCACGACTGATAAAGCTTCTTGTCCTTACGAGAGGCAATGCCGATACGAGTAAGTGTTTCTTTAACCTTCAGGAAATCGTCTGGCTCATTAAGGGTGACTTCGAGCATGTCCTGAGGCGACCATTCAACTGGCGCGTTTTCCTTTTCTTCCACCATGATCCACCTTCTGTTTAATTATGTTTATTTGTTCAGCAGAAAGTAGTGAAAGAGCAGAACGAGTTTTCTCATTACTGTACCCATAATATTCTTTCACCGCTTCAAAATCACCATCGTGCTTTACTTTGTTCCATTTGGAAAAGCGCTTAGGATTCTTTCGTATAGTATTTATAAAAAAGTCGTTTTGAAGCTTATTATCAACATGGTGGTTGATATTCATCTCATTGGCGAGAAGAACTGTGTCTGGAAAATAGGAAAAACTGTGATTAATCATATAGGGAAGATAAGACTTTTCATCCAGATCATCCCTGATGATATCCTGCTTGCTGTTGATCGCTTTGACGAATTCAAATGGGCCCATAAGCAGAATCCAAGTGGCCAATATATTCTTCTAAAATATTTTGGGTGTATTCCTCAGTATTGATGTTGGGATTGATATGTGCTTTACCATAGTAAAGTTGTGGTACAACTCGATGGCCTTCATCCATAACGATAAAAGCTCGAGCATCATCATCGGCTTTAATATCTTTTATGATATAATTGTAACCCCATTGATCAAGCTTAGTCTTCATCATATCGCAATACACGCAATTGGGTTGTGTATACAGTGTTAGTTCGTGTTTCATTTCCATTCTACCTCCGCCATTAGTTCTGTTAAGCAGGCAACAACATTGAGTTCATGATCAGCCACAAAGGCATTTTTGTACTGGTAATCAGCAAGGATCAGTACTGCGCGCGGAATACTTCCAGGCTGAATAGTTTCGTACATGCTATCATAAATCTTTCTAAAGATTCCAGATGTGTCTGTATCTATATTGCTAGTTACCCAGCTTCTCATCTTTTTGAAGTTTTTAGCCTTAAGATATCCAATAAGGTCGTTAACAGAATTATTGGAAAGAAGACTAAGAATGCCAGTGTCAATACGACCGCTGAGAGAATATCTCTGACACTCATTAATAACTCGGCGCCAGTCAGGCGCAAACCTAATGATAAGTTCAGCCAAAACTTTTTTATCATATTCAATACCTTCCTGTTCTAGAATTTTAGTCAGACGCTTCATAAACTGCATAGACAGTTCGGCAAGCATCTTCTTATTAGTGTTGAACTCATAGACACCACAGC